TATTTCCTATATTCTATTTATCTTTAGCAGCACTCAACATTTCTTTCACTCTTGCTCTTCTAAGTATCAACAACTCATCATATCTTTTGCGTTGTTCATTAGTGAACTTAAATGATTGCTTATTCCAAGATTCTCTAAGAGATCTCATTTCTTTTAATACTGCTGAAGATTTCATCAATTTAATAATTAAATACAATAGAAGGACACTTTAGAGGGCTAGTTATTCACTATTTCTATCATCATACTGAGAATAATGTTGTGTAATGGGAGATTCTCTTCTTTTCACGAACTTTAATTGATGCCAACATGATTCATAACATAATAATAATGTATGTACCTTTGTATGTAAACATTTACCCTCCATTAACTGTTCTTTAGGTTTATCACGAACATGTGTCTCTATTGTAATATATCTGGGACATTCATTAAATCCCTTTTTATATTCAACTGGATCACCCTTAAAATATACCCATCCCTCGTCTTTTTCTATATGATCACTACCTGTTTCTCTTTCCCAAATTACATAATCGTTAACTTCAGGTTCATACATTTGTAGAAAATTAAGTAAAGTTTGTACATAAAATAAGGATGCCCCATTTATACATTAGGGGTCTTATATCCTTCTCCTACATCATAAACTGCTCTTAATCTATTAGCACCAACACCACCTTGTAGAAATCCATTTAGCATTTCATCACACTGTTCTTTTGTTAATTGTTGTGCTTTGTCATCAATTAGTGTCCAACCTTCTGTTGTTAATTCTTCAATTCTTAGTTTGAAATTCGGATTGAGTTCTACCATAATTCCTATGCAATGTTGTATATATTAAAATACCCTATCATTATAAACGATAGGGTATCATTTGTCAAATAAACTCTGCCAGGTAATAATCAACTGTAATCTCTAATTTTGCTGCTTCCTTTTCACATTCAGCAATAAAATCATCAATCATTTCTTCAGTCTTTCCAGGTTGAAATTTACCTGATTCATTTGATTCAGTCATTGGAGTTCTCCTTACAAGTACAGGCAGCAATTAGTGGGTTTAACTTACTATGAATTGATTTGATTGTATCACCTTCGGGCATTAATTCTTTGCCTTTCAGGTAATAAACAACTACTTTCATTTCATCTTTAGTTAAATTAACTAGCATCAACAACCTCTTTGTCTGGTATATTTACCACATGAGGTTCTCCTTGATATGGTAACTTATAACATACCCACTCATTATTTTCAAATAGATATGCAAATTCTTCACCATTTTCCAGGTAATCTTCAACTGTTTGATCTAATCTTGGTTCAGTATTCTCACCACGATCATTATAATATTGAACGTGATTATCTACCTTGTTTAACTGCCAATCAGAATCAGAATCTATACACGAAACATCACCACCATCAATTAGTTCTGCTATCTTCTCATAAGTGTTGAACTTTTCTCTCAAAGTAACACCTAACCACTGAGGATAACCATCCCAATGATGATAAACTGACAATACATAACCAGTTTCAAGTAATAACCCAATTCGTGATCTTGTTGCCATTTGTGATAATAATAAAGAAAAGTGGGAGAAACATTGCAGGTAAGTAATTTTAATCAAACATCATGCCTCTGCTTCTATGTCAGAGTAGTTTGACCTGCAACTGTTTCTCACTATACTGTCAATTTAGAGGTCCCAGTTACTAATTCTCTCAATGGTTCCATTTTTAAAAATACTGCATTATTATCATAATATAATTGATAATTCTTTGTTGTTAGATAGTATCCAGTAATAGATTCACCATCATCAGTGTAACCATATCCTTTAACTGCCTCTTCAACACCATCTATCCTTAACTTCTTTCTTCCATTTAAGTAAGAATGGTATCGTTCGTCGAGGTTTATCATTGGAATAACTGGTAATGTGTGTTAATCCTAACATACGTTAGTGATATTATCTATAAACTTTATACTGTCTTTAGAGTCACTCAACATTATGTAATAATTACTCACTCTTCTGCTTCTCTTCTAATTTGAGTTGTTTTCTAAGCATCTTTGCAAACCTTACCTCTTCCTTTGTGTAATATTCTGGATGCTTTTTTGCTCTCTTGATAATCAACTTTGCTGCTTTCTTGTCCTTCAAAAAATAATCTCCGTTCCTGAATAAGTATTTATCTACGTTTGGATTGTGCTGCTTCAACAACTGCGGAAGATTTCTTTAATTGTTCTATTGCTGCTAATACTTCAGGAGTTTCATCCCATTCCCAGGTTTGATTGTGTTGGGGATTCTTCTTTTCTATGATATGTGTTCTTAGCATTGTTTAATTGTCTCCGTAATTCGTGTTTAACATTAACCAATGAAATGAGCATATAATTCTCATATTCATTTCCTTTAATCAATCTACTAATAATTGCCACATTTGTCAAGGCAATCCTTAGTGTTAATTTATACAGCATTTTTCTCCCTCAGTTGATGATCATATTCTATCACAATTTTCTTCCATTCACTATTCATATCATAACAAGTCATAAACTCTACTCTTGTACCTAACTCCTTTGCCAGGTTTTCTAATTGTTTTTGTTGTAGGTCATTCATTCTTGTTTAAATCCACTAAGAATATCTATAAACATTATAAAACCTCGTCAACAAAATGTCAACGAGGTTTGTTTTTATTTACCTATTCAGTTTTTAAACTAACATCTCCTTGCATACACGTTTACAACTTGAGTGATCATCTTCACATTCAATCAGGCAGTTAAAATAGTCGTTGACTAGATCCGATTGCTCATCGGCATTATCGGACATTCCTAAATTGTTCCAATCTGCTAACTGATTATGTGACATAAGATTGTGCATTAATACTCCTCCAATAAACTACATTAACAAAGATCTTTAGAGCATCTTGTTCCTCCTATTCTACATTTATTTAGTCAGGAAAGCAACATAAATGTTGTTCGGGTTTACAAAAATAAATGCCTACGAGTTTATACCTACCCAATCTTCCCACTCTTTTACATGTTCTTCTGACCAGTCTTTCATATAATGTGGACCTAATGCTCCACGCAATAAGTAAACACTAATACCATTAATTGCTTTAACTGCTTCACTATCACGATAATTACCTGCTGGTTTATATGGATTAGGTATCTTTCTAACATATTCTATAATACTATCTCTTATTTCTATTAACTCATGATAACATTTCTGGTTATGAGAACATCCACGCAATTCGTGATCTGCTTTGTATAAAGATTCCAGGAAAAGTGCATGTGCTCTTGTCCATTTATCTTCTTTAGTTTCCTTCTCATCAATTGCATTTTGATCCTTCATTTAATAATCTCCCAGTGATCGTCACCACCCTCGAACATCTCAAAAGAATAACGTTTTGATATTGATGAAAGATACAGTCTTCCACCAGCACGATTCTCTACTTGGCAAGAGTGTAATTTGTCCATCATATTTATGAACCGATCTTCTGCCTCCGAAGAACGTGGTTTGACACAAACAAATTCTTTTTTCATTGAATTAAATGAATTAATAATAGTATAACAGAAATGAAAGTAATTTTAAAACTTCTGTAACACTTCTTCAATTGTCCTATCCCCAAGTACTCGTTTCATTAAATTAATCGTAATCTGTTGGGGTCGTTGTTTCCAACCGTACCATTTACTCTTCTTACCACTATTATAAGGTGGAGATTCATTCACGCAATAATATTGTTCAGAGGTGACATCCAGGATTCTTTCACGAACTTGTAACCACCAATGTTTCTCTCCTCTATAATCTTCACCACTCATAGGAACTAACTGGTCAGTATCTATCAAATAATATAATGCCTGTGTTGAATGATAACAGTGACCATAATATTTGTTATTCATCCTATCCCCAGGATACATCAATTTCTTATTCTTTAATAGATCTGGTGTGAGATTATTCTGTATCAATTCTATTACTAAATCTATCTCAGAATAACTATATGGATTAAATACTAATCTTCTTGTTGAAATTATATCATTACCCTTATAACTGTGACGTTCTATACTTTTCATACAATACCTCCTCCATTTTATGTGCTTGTTGTTCCCAGGGTTGATCACTATAATCAACCTTAGAGTGGTCTACACCCTTCCACAAACGTTTTCCATACTTATCCTTAAGAAGTCCTTTAACGTGCTGATAGACGTGCCACAACTCGTGTAAGAGGGTCTTAGTGTAATCCTCAACACTCATCTGATTATGTATCTCAACATCAAATTCACGAGGTCTGTAATCACAATCAACAGACCATACCCAACCATAAACAGATTCACGATTCACTAATCTACAGTGATGAACATTGATGTCTATGTTATACCGTGAAAGATATTCATCCACGAACCATTCAACAATATTCACGCATCGTTTGTGAGAATAACTGTATCCACTTGTGGTTGTAATTAGCATTAGAAAAATCTAAATTCAAGTGTACTAATAGCAGCAAAGGCAACACGAACACCCCAGTGCATTGCCCAGACAAATGATGCAATGAAGAGGAGTTTCTCCCTACCAGTCATCTCTTTACTCATAAATCCTATGTGAATATAGGTACTTTATCATACCACAGCACTCCAGGTTATGCAACAGTAATAATTCGTAACCTTGCATTATTCTCAATACCGATATATAATGGAGTATAACATCCCATAATGATATGGCAGCATTAGATTTCAGTGATTTGACAGGGAAAAAGAAGGTAGCAATTCCACCTAATCGTCCAGAAGGTTTTAATCCACCACCAGTTCAACCTCCTCAAGAGGTCAAGAACGCACAAGGTTTCTATTCACCAAAACAGATTCCTAAAGAAGAGAATAAGACACAACCAGGAGCAATGGGGTATCCTGTTCAAACGACTCCAGCAGGTGATGAGTTGATGCAGTTATTTCCTACACCAGTATTGATTTGCCCCTACCCAGTCGATTATACAAGGGAATTAGAGTGGATTAGAAATGAAGAGTGTAGAAAGGAGAATAGTGGTGATAATACAGGGCAAGGACAAAAGCAACATTTTAATAGACAGTCAGAAGATACATTT